AGGCAGAGGCTGCTACTCCTACAGTAGAAGCTGCTCGCCCAATAATTACAGCACCACTTATCCAAACAACAATCCGCACGCCAATTACTTCAATGGCTGCATACACAGAGCATAAAATTAAGGCTGCTTTAGGTAACGATGACTCAAAGCTATATGTAACTGCAGCTGATGATTCTTTTGCTACTAACCCAGCATTTTCTCCAACAAAATACCTAGCAGAGTTTGTAACTAATACTCGCTTTGGTACTCCAGCAATAGATGCGTGTTCTCAAGGAACCCTTCCTACAACTGGTATGTCGATAAGCGTTCCTTCACTTGTCACCAGTGCTGGTGGATATAACGGAGTTGCACCAGAAGTAACTGTAGAAGCCGAAGGCGGAGCAGTACAAAATACAGGAATGGAAACACAGTATTTATCTGGCACAGTATCCAAGTACAGTGGCATGAATACGCTATCTGTCGAATTGCTCGAGAGATCAGATCCTAACTTTTATGCTGAACTCACAAAGCAACTTGAGTATGCCTATTTAAAGCGTCTTGATCAAACTGTATTAGCAGCTTTGATCCAAGCAGGTGCTAACGGCACAAACACAACTGCTGACTTAGACGGTATCGTTGCATTCTCAACAGAAGCAGCACGTACCATCTATGCAAACACTGGTTACTTTGCACAGAATTACATTGCAAACCCAGCACAATGGGGAGCATTAATCGGAGCCCAAGACACAACAAAGAGGCCTGTATTTAATGCGATTCAACCTATGAACGCTGCAGGTCAAGTTGGCCCACAATCAATCCGTGGAAATGTGCTAGGACTTGATCTATACGTAGACAAGAACTTCACAGCTACAACATTTGATGACAACTCAGCAATCATTCTTGCACCAGAGGCATTTACAGTTTATCGCTCAGCCCAGAATTTTATGAGCGTAAACGTAGTATCTAACCTACAGGTACAAGTTGCAATTTATGGATACATGGCAACAATTGCCAAGATGCCTAACGGTATCTTAAAGTTCCAAAAGACCTGATAAGACCCATTAAACAATAAATAATCTCTGGGGTTTAGTAGCCCTAGCCCCAGAGAGCTAATAGCAAAGGAGTAGAGATGCCAGCCGATTATGTTACCGTGGCCGAGTTGAGGGCTAATCTCGGAATCGGCTCACTTTACTCCGACGCTACAATCGAAGAAATTTGTCAAACATCACAAGATTTAATTAATCAATATTTATGGTTTAACACTGCCCCAGTAGTAGGCACAGCCTTACAAGATAACGTGGCAACACTTATGCTTGCTAACCCAAACGCATTTGCTGCGACTCAATCAATAGTGGTAAGTGGTTGCGGTGCCACGTTCAACGGCACGCACACAATTACAGGCACAATACCGCCAACATCTGGCACTACTAGCCTGATCCCAGTATTTATGTATAACTATGGCCAGGTTAATTATCCTAATGGATATTCATTTGTGCAGTATGCAAAAACAGCTGCAGATCAAGTATTTCATAAAGTAGCACCATATGGAGTGGCTACAGGCCCAGACCATAAGACCCAATCTTACGCGACAACCCCTGCAATAAGAGAAGCTGCAATGATCGTGGCCGTGGATGTTTTCCAAGCCAGACAGGTCAGTCAGACGGGCGGGGTCGGTATGGATGGGGTATCTGCTAGTCCTTATCGAATGGGCTACCAGCTTATCAATAGGGTCAGAGGCCTCATCCAACCGTATTCAAGTCCTGCATCATTGGTGGGCTAATGCCTGCAGCAATAACCACTCTTCGAAGCACTTTAGCCAACGATTTAGCAAACACTGGAGTTTGGTCAACCTTTGCTTTTCCACCCAGCACACTTATCGTAAACAGCGTGGTTATCACGCCCTCAGATCCTTATATCGTACCTAGCAATAATGACCAGGTAGGCCTGGCACCTTTGGCAAACTTTAAAGTTTTAATAACTGCACCTGCCCTAGATAACCAGGGAAACCTGGCTGGCATGGAAACCTTTATTGTGGCAGTAGTAAATAAACTAGCAGCATCATCTTTGGTGCTAAACATATCAAGTGTCTCCGCTCCAGCTATTACTAACGCAGCTAGTGGAGATTTATTAACATCAGAAATAACAGTATCAATCCTAACGAGCTGGAGTTAAAATGAGCACACAATCAGAAGACTTAGCCTTCTTAATTAAGACAGGCCAGATCAAAGAAGCACCAAAACCAACTGCACAAACAAAGAAAGATGAGGAATAACAATGGCAATCTATTTAAATAACAATGTTGGTGTTAAGTTGGCAACAGCAGCAGCCAAGACAACACCTTCTATTGATATTTCTGCATATGTAACCAATGCAGTAATTAACCAGGTAGCAGATGAGCTAGAAGTAACAGCTATGGGCGACACAGCCCACAAGTTTGTGGCTGGCCTACAATCTGGCACTTTAACACTTGACTTTATTAACGACTGGGCATCTGCTCAGGTTATGCAGACTTTGAACGACTGCTTTGGTCAGACAATCTCTGTATCAATGATTACAGTTAAAGGCACAGCAGTGTCAGCAGCGAACCCATCTTACCAATTCTCAATTTTGGTAAATAATCTAACCCCAGTAGGTCAAGGCGGCGTGGCTGAGATCGCTACCTCTTCAGTAACATTTACTATAAACTCCGCAGTAACAGTATCGCCATCAGTGGCGTTCTAACTAAGGAGTAATAATGGCAAAGTTAAAAATTACAAGGGCTAATGGCGAAGTCTCAGAGCACAGAATAACGCCAGGAATTGAATATAACTTTGAACAGAAATATGGCGCAGGAATTAGCAAGATTTTAAGGGAACACGAGCGTCAGACTGAAATATTCTACCTTGCTTATGAATGTTTACGCAGGGCTGGCGCTCAAATACCTTTATGGGGATCTGAGTTTATTGACACTTTAGAGACCGTTGAGGTATTAGACGAAGAAAAAAAATAGTTGAGCGGTCATCTATTGTTTACACTATTGCACAATTAGCAGTAGAGACTGGGATACCGCCTAGCGAGTTTATTAATATGGATACAGAAATGTATCGGGCTATTATTCAAGTTTTGACCGATAGAGCTAAGGAGATCAAAAATGCCAGTCGAGGTCGTAGGCGTTAAAGATGTCCTTAACGGTTTAAGTTTTTTTGATGAGGATTTACGTTTACGTGTTGCCAGGGCAATAGATCCGCTAATGCGACAAGTAGCAGAAAAAGCCAAAGGCTTTGTGCCTAGCGATGCCCAAGTATTATCTGGTTGGTCTAAATCTATATCTAGCCCAATCAGCTATAGACCATTTCCAAAATACAATGCTAACGATGTTAGGGCGGGTATTGGATATAACCCTGGCAAAAACACAGCTAATAAATATGGCTGGCAAGTAAGCCAATATGTTTACAACGTAAGCAGACCAGGATCTATATATGAGACTGCTGGCCGATTAAACCCACAAGGTAGAGCACCTTTTCAGATGACACCATCTAAAGGCGCAAGCGGAACATACACTAAGAGATCATCTAAAAGCAGGGCATTTGAAGAGTACAAATCTAATAATCCATTTGCTAGCCAACAGTTTATAGCTGCATTAGAGCCAGTTACTAAACCAAAGCGAGTGCCTGGTACTCGTGGTGTTGGTGGTCGCAAAATGCAAGGTCGCTTAATATATAAAGCCTGGGCGCAAGATAGCATTAAAGTTTACGAGGCAATACTTAAAGCTATTGATGGATCCACCGTAGAGTTTAAACGCAGGACAACTATTAAGAGGGCAGCATAATGGCCAATATTTATGTAGCAGCGCAATCGACCTGGAATGGTAAAGCCTTAAAGAAGGCTAAAAAAGATATAACCGTATTTGACCAACAAGTCAAAACATTAGGCAAAACATTTGCTGGAGTTTTTGGTGCCAGGGCATTATTTAATTATGGTAAAAACGCAGTTAAGGCATTTGCAGCCGATGAAGCAGCAGCCAAAGCATTAGAGTTACAGTTAAAAAACACTGGCAATCAATTCTCAGCACCTGCTGTAGAAATGTATATAGCCAACCTGCAAAAAACCACAGGTGTTATAGATGACCAATTAAGACCAGCATTTCAACAATTATTAACCGTTACCGAATCGGTAGTCCTTAGCCAGGCAGCTTTAGATACAGCATTAAACGTTAGCGCAGCCACAGGCAAATCATTAACTGAGGTAGCCGCAGCATTAAGCAAAGGATATGCGGGCAACACTACAGCATTAACTAGATTAGGTGCGGGCTTAGACAAGGCCACTTTAAAGAGTGGCGATATGAACAAAATACTGGATGAGCTAAACAAAAAGTTTGCAGGTCAAGCACAAGCAAGATTAACCACCTATGCTGGCAAATTAGATTTAATAAATGTATCTGCTGAAAATGCAAAGGAAACTATAGGCAAAGGCCTATTAGATGCCTTAACAATTATTAGCAAAGATAAGAGCATTTCTAACCTAACAGGCGACTTTGAAAAACTATCTGCTGGCATCGCAGGTACTATTGTAGATTTAGCAAACCTAATTGCTAAATTGCAACAAATCCCAGGACTTAGTTTTGTCTTTGATGTTAAAAATATACCTGTAGTTGGGTCTTATTTAGATTACCTAATGAGCAGAGGTGGTCAGGCACAGACCTTTACAGGTACGCCATTCGGCCAAGCAGGATCATCTTCAGAAGCGGCTAGACTTGCTGAGCAGAAACGTATTAAGGATGCCGCTAAATTACGTGCCACAGAGAATGCTTTAATCAAAGAGAAAAACGCATTAGAAGATTTAAAGAAGAAATACGATGTAGAGCGCATCAACTTAATGGCAGCTCTCAACAATGCTACCGATGAGGAAACCAGGGTAAGACTTGCTGAGAAATTGGCCATATTAGACGGTAACGCTGCACTTGCTAAGAAGTATTTGGCAGATTCCTATGCTGCCGATGCAACAGTAATGCTGGCTGAATCAATGAATAAAGCATCCGCTGCCGCTTTGTATTTCTCTGACTGGGCAACATATAGAGCTGGTGAGCGTGGAAGCGTGTCCAGCGGTGGCTCAGGCGGTATGTCTACAGCGTTTAGCACAGGTGTTACCTATCCAACCCTTAATACACAAAACACCGACTGGATGAGCTACAGAGCGGGTGAGCGTGGCGATGTAACTGTTAACGTCAGTGCCGAAGGTTCTATATTAACTGACCAAGATTTACAAACACTTATTCAAAACTCAATCCTTAACCTAAACAGACAAGGCCGTGGACTAACACCTGCTGGTGGTTTATCTGGTGGTACCTAATGAGTGCTCCAACAATTAATGCAATTATTAACTTTAGTACTGGGCCTAGCACTGCCCAGGCTATGCAGCTTGATATTGGCTTACTAGGCACAAACGTATTAGCAGATTCTGTTGCAGTTATTGTTGATGTATCAGATCGTGTTAGTTATGTGCAAACCTTTGTGGGCCGTAACCCGCTAGTAGATCAATTTCAAACAGGCACGCTAACCCTACGCATAGTAGATCAAAACGGAGATTTTAACCCGACTAATCCGTCTGGGCCATATTACGAATTGCTGACACCTATGAAGAAGGTGCAAATATCTGCTACGTATGGTGCAACTACTTATAGCCTATTCTCAGGGTTTATTACTTCATACGTTAATACCCAGCCTAAAGATGCAACAGAAGTTGCCTACACTACGATTACAGCTGTTGATGCATTCCGCCTAGCTTCAAACGCACAAATATCTACAGTAACAGGTGCTAGTGCTGGCAATTTATCAGGCACAAGAATTAACCAGATATTAGATCAGATTGACTGGCCAGCGACTATGCGTGATGTTGATGCAGGCTTGACTACTATGCAGGCAGATCCAGGCACTGCACGTACTTCTCTAGATGCTATGCAGACTGTAGCTACATCGGAGTATGGCGCTCTATATGTTAATACCGATGGTGAGTTTGTATTCCAAGATCGAGCAGTAACTGCAGGGTCAATTGGTGGCACTGTAACTACCTTTAATGATGATGGCACTGGTATCCCATACGCTAACGCCAACTGGAAACTAGATGATGACCTGATTTTTAACTCAGCCCAAATCAGCCGATCAGGTGGCTCACCACAAACAGCCATTAATCAAGCATCTATTGACAAGTATTTCATCCACAGCTATAACCTACAAGACCTGCTAATGCAGA